TTCTTTGTGCTATTAAATTCCGTATCGCACCAAGCTCTTTTCTAAAGTATTGGTTTTGAGAAGATGTGAACATTGTAAATAACTTAGTAAATGAATTACCTCTTTGAAATTGTGACTGTTGAGATAAGTCAGCAGATTGTTGAGTTTCAGAAGCGAACTTCTCAAACGCATCAAGAGCCTTTTCTTTACTACCTGTCTTTCTTAATTCTGCTTGATAGACTGTCCAACCACCAACAAATATTGCGCCCTTATCCCCTATCTTAGTTGCCAACATCAAAGAGTTAAGAAAATTAGGTGCTTTCTTAAACGCCGAAAACTCTTCACTTTGCATAGCGTCTTTAATATCGCGCGTTACTGACATCCCACGCTCTTTCCATAATTCTGACTCTGTAACATCTTTCACGTTCTGAATAGGATGCGCCCAAAAATTAACTAATCCTCTTGTAAATTCAATTGGTGATACATAATCCATCGCTGCTATCGTAGAAACCATCTGCTTAGGAAGTAAAGAAATCTTTAACCCTAATGCGCTCTGAGTAAACCTTATTCTAAATCCATTAAGTACGCGATCAAGAGCGGCAAAACCTGTTGATTTATTTCTTCCACCTGCTGCGAAGTCCTCAATAAAATCATCAGTTACTTCAAGAATCGTTCGGCCATGTAACGATTCAATAGTCTGTCGTATTTCAGGATTATTAAATATCGCTCTTAAATCTCTTATCTGTTCAGCCCACGCTTTGAAATGTTCCATTTCAATTATATGTCTTTGAAGAACTTCAATGTCTGATTTAACATCTATTGGTCTTACATTCTCAACTCTTGATTTTAATGATCCTGATGTAACTGATGCACGATGAACTTGCTCTTGAAAAAACGTATCAGTATCACCAAGCTCATTGACAACCCTTGTAATAGGAGAATAAAACATATTCTTAGGTAAGTTGATACCATAAATCTTTTTATAAACTTCATTAACAGAATCGTAATAGTCTTGATAGAATTTAAGTTGTGCGTTTGCAAAATCCATATCATCAGCACTCATTTCATTTTCAATCGCATTAATCATTTCTTCTGTGTATGACATTCCTTCAGTAAAAGTATCTCGAAGCGTTGGGTCTTGTAATTCCATCCATCGTTTACGAAGTTGCGCTCTTGACATATCTAAACTTACTGCAACACCTTCTGAATCAATGAATGTTCCTAAAGGAATTACAGCAGAATCTTCATTCATCTTTCTAATAAGCTGTCTGTTAGTTTTTAAATCATAAGCTTTCATATAAACGTCAGAAACTTTTTCTACTGATTTACGAACCCCACCTTTTTCTTTCTGTTCTGTTTGTCGAACTTGTGTCATTTTATTTAATTCAGATTCACCTATTTGAGAAGTTTTATCTTTAACAGAAAGCATATCCATTATGTCATTCCAACTTGACATACTACGACCAAATTGTTTAATACGTGTAAGGAATTTATCATCCGCATCAGTTCTAATTTCTGCTTTTGACTTAGCTATTTCTTTTCCACCAGTTAAAACATTTTTAGCTTTTTCTCTATTCTCAGCGTTCTTCTCTTGACGTTTAATTAAATCAAGTAACTGTCCTGCTTTTCCAGCACCTTGAATAGCCTCTATGTCGTCGAGAGTTTCTTTTAATTCTTCTGATGTTAATGTTTCAAAATTAGCTTTTATATTTAAAATTCTATTCTGTATAGCTTCTTCGATTGTAGGTGTAGTTCCTTTGTCTTGATGCTTTGCTAAGTTCGCATCTAACTGAATCTTCGCTTGTTCTTTATTTAATTTTAATGAACGTCTTGCAATATCCATTATCACTTGAACGTCTGCACCGAATTTACCGATAGGTTTACCTGCTTGTTTTTTAGGCTTTGATTGTTTCAACGCTTTAGATATCTTTGCTTTTAATGTACGCTTCGTTGCTTTTTCTTCTAAACTTTCTACACGATCAATTATCTCACCAATTCTTTTTGAAAGTTGTTCTTGTGTCTGAATATTTTTAATAGTAGATAAAAACTTAGCTTGATCAGCTAATTCTAAATCTGACTTTTTAATAAAATCAATAATACCTGACTGTATTTCTTTAACTTCTTTTTTAGCAAGAACTTTTCCTTCTTTAATACCACGTTCAATGTCTTTTACTTTCTGCTTTAATATAGTAATTTCTTTTTTCTTTTTAAACTTTGCTTTATTTTCTTTAATAGTTTCTATCAACCTATCAGCTTGTGAATCAATGTTCTTTAAATATGAAGAAAGCTCTGCTTCTGATATTCCAATTTGATCCGCAGCTTCATCCATTGTCATGCCTGACGCATCTTTAGATTTATACTTAGAAGGAATATCGTCAAACTCTTCTTTTAAGCTACCGTCCTTATGAGGCTTGATAAGTCCTTTAAATTCTTTCTGTTGTTCCTTAACAAAATCAAGTGCTTCTTTAGCCTGTTCCTTGATAAGACCTTTTTCTTCTAACTCTTCAATCTTTAAATCTAGTTTCGTCTTACCGTCTTTGCCAGGAGTGATATCTGCGACTGTTGGTTTTTCTATTTTAACTTCTTCTGAAACCTTAGCAACAGCTTCAGTCGTATCTAAATTAGAATCACTAGCAATAATCTCAGTTAAATTATCAGCTTCATTCGTAACTTGCTTTGATACAGCCTCAATCATTTTATCTACTTCAACACCTTTCTTAGAAGCTTTATCCATTGATTTTTGTATGCCTGCTACCGGAGAAAAACCGCCAATCACACCACCACTAATCGCACCAGCGATAAAAGACTCAACGAGATTAGCTGTAAGTTTGCGAGTATCATCATAGCCAATCTTAGCAACTGAATCTTTCCATAAACTCTGTAACACTTCCTCAGAACCTTCTTGGATAGCACCTCTAAACGCTCTTATAGGTAACGCTCCACCCTTCATAAATCCTGTTAATGGAATAGATTCTAAAAACGATAGCGCCAATGTATTGACAACAAATGTCCCTAACGCTTCGCCCTCACTACCTCCAAGCTCTCTTTGGATATTATGTTCTTCAGCAGCCTCAAGGCTTCCTAATAACGCTGCACCTGCTGTTGGTGATTTTGTCGCAGCCGTGATCGCGGCAGCTAATCCTAACATTGGAACGCTCTGAATACCTAAAGCAACTGCTCGCGTGAAAGAAGGATTCTCCATAAACGAACCTCTGAACAATTCAGGATCAGGTGCTTCAATTCCTGTGTAAGCTGCTTCAATCCAATTAGCTTGTAGTCGCTTACTTGTATCTATTGCAGAATCCATATTCATAACAATCTTATTATTCTCTGCTATTCTTGCAGTTTGTTCAGGTGTCCTTCCTTCGATACTTCTCCCGAATACAGCACCTTCTTCAGCTAATTGTTTTTTTGCAATTCCTCTTATCTGATCTTCAGCAACTTGTACCAACGCTTCAAATTGAGCAGGTACAGTTTCAATCGCTCTAGGCAATGCCTTTGCAGATTCGCCTAAAAAGAATTTAACCTTTTCTCCAAACCCTCTGTTTACAGACTTCTGCACTTCAGGAGTTTCCATAGCCATTACTTCATCTAAGCGGTAGCGTTTAGGTTGTTCTTGTGGAACTGTTTGTATTGCTTCGTTTAATCTCATTTATTAGGTTTCTCCGGTCTTACGTCAGGTTCTCCGTCAGGGTAATATCCATGAACATACATCAATCCTAAAGGAGTATTAACAGAATCACCAACAGAATATTTTGACCTATCAGGATTCGTTCTTATCTGTTCATTATCTACCGCAACCTCCTTTGCTTCTTCAGGAGATTTACCATCAGCCATCGCTTTATTAAAATCAGTTATCATCCTATTAACATTAAACGTCATACCAATAGGAGAAAGATTCATTAAACTTTTACCAATCTCTCCAATCTTTGACGTACCATCTTTAACCTCTTCATCCCTTACCATAGAAAGCTGTAACAATGTAACCATTTCATCTTGGTTTACTTTTCCATCACCACCGCCATTAAGAGTATTAACAATAGCTTGTTGTATTTGGTCAGGATCTTTTGAATCGAATACATCCATAGCATAAGACTGGAATCCAGTATCATCATAATCAGCTAGTTCTCTTGTAAGTTTTGCTGATGTTGTTGCTTTGTTATAAGCCTTAGCAAAATCTTGTGAAACTTGGTCTTTACCCATTAATCTATTTATATCATTTACCGACGGAAGAGGCATATCTTGATTAACCATTCCTGAAACAATCGTGTTTGCATTGCCGTAGTGTATTTCTTTCCTAACTTTCTTTTCTTCTGCCTTGATTTTCTTTTGCTGATTACTCGCCATTGCCTTTAGTTCTTTTTCATTCTCTCCAACATCATAATCTTCTATGTTCTCTAAAAACTCATCAGGAGTATATTGTGCTGCGTAAGTAGCTTCAGCTTTATTTAATTCTTTTTGCGTATCAGCTAATTCAGCATCAGCAACTTCTTGAGTGTAAATACCCAACTCAACACCTTTCTCAATCTGTTTTTTAAATGTAGCTACTGCTGAAATTTGACTGGCTTCGTCCATCTTAGGATATGAATTAATAAGAACATCTTGATTATATTTATTAAGTGCAATTGTTGAAGCTATCTCTTTACGTCTAAAATCATTTTCAATTCCCCATTTAGTCGCTTGAGCTTGACGATTATAACTCGCCATAAATTCTTCTTTAGCTAACTGACCAGATATATTTCTCGACGCATCAGAACCTATCTTAGCTATTTCTTCGTCATAAACATTAATGTTCATATCGCTATCAGTCTGTGATTGCTGTTTAAGACCATTAAGCTTTTCAGTAGCAAACGCATTAGCTTCAGTCGTCTGACGAAAATCTTTTATCTGTAATAACCTATCTTGAACTTGCTCGACAGCTTGAATCATTCCAGCTTGCGCTCGCTTAGATGATGATATTGAACCACCTCCGGATAACTGAGCACTAGGAGTTTTTATCTGTGCATCGCTTTTATGTTGAGGTATTAAAACCATAATTATCTTCCTTTATATTTCGATATATTACCCAAAATACTTGACCCTATATTTATATACTCATCCATCTGCGCTGATCTTGCTTTCATACTAATCATACTTTGTTGTGTTGAAATAGCACCTACTCCTAAATCAGCATTAATTTCTTCATAAATAACGTCTAATTCGCTTTGCTTCAAACTCTCAGCCATTACAGCAGCTTGACCGCCTTCAATAGCTAATCCGGACTTAGCAAATCTAGATCGTTGAGTGCTAAATAAACTCATAGCTTGCTCTCTGATTTGCTTAATACGTAAACCTGACGCTAGTTTAATAAGTCTTTTATCAAGATCAAGCATCTGAGAATTGAAATTAGCTGTATCACCAATACGTTTAGCATTTATTAAGCCATTTGCAATTTGACCTAAACCACTTACAATTCCACCGTAAGCACCGCTTGATGATTTACTTGCACTACCAGAAGAGGAATTAAACGAACCACCACTTCCCATTGTTCCTCTAATACCAGTAAAACTAGGAGTTGTTGCAGAATAATTTGCCATTAGTTCACCTCAACTTCCGCAATTACACTACGAACGTGCATAGCTAAAGGTTGTTTTTGTTCAATAATAATAGATTTTTCTCTATCCCATCCGCTAGGAAATGTTATTCTTTTTATTCCGCTAAATAAAGGTGGAGATTCATCTGTTTTTTGTGCCGACGTTCTGAATTTAACTTCATCCATCTGATCGTCAGTTCCTACTTTACAACCTAAACTTCTAAGTAAATTAATTGAAACTTCTGATACACGCTTTATTTTACCTTGTGAATTTGATTTACCCGGAGCAGCTTCAAGATCGTTTGTTTTAATGCGTGCGGTATATCCAAGACCAACTGCAATTTGAGAATAAGAATCATTAAGCGTAATAGAGCCACTAGCGACTGTACTTGTAGGATGACCGCCACCATCAGCGCATACTTGCACCTCTTTTCCTTCTAAATGTATTAATCCTGATACAGAACTAAAACATACACGCGCTTCACCGCCACTTGCGTATGCTGTATAAGCTGTCCCATCAACGCTTGTTCCTTCAAGAGTTACGAGTTTAAATGTACCCGACGCAACAGACGAAACAACATATTTCACATTATTAACCTCAGTCATGCCTACAACACCACGTATCTTAATTACATCAAGATTAGAGAAACCATGTGACGCGCTAACGACTTGTAAAGCGTTAGGTGATGTTGTTGTAACGATACTTGTAATTGTTTTAGGAGAATCTATTCTAAGGCCACTATGAACAAAGAACTGATCTTCTTGCTCGTCAAAATCTGGATCAGTCATATACTCAATATATCTTTTTGTTACGCCTCCGATAGTACGTTTAACAATAACCCATACTTCATCATAAGTTAATTTAGGAATTACAGAGACACTTTCATATTCTCCGTCGGTATTATGTAAAGTCCACGCCTGAACATTCTCATTAGGATCAACTGTAAACACCGCAAGTTTCCCATCGTCACGTACACACCATAAAATATTGTTAGGTGACTGCTGATACGCCATATCAATAATACCGCTATCAGTAATATGTTCACTCATCCTCGTCGCCATTTTAGATTGATAACTGTCACTTTCAAGAGTATAAACATATTCACGCATAATACGTCCATACTTCTGCCAATAAAATACGGACTCTCCTATCATCTGAGGCATTACATTAGGTTTAACGCCATAACTAGATTTCTTTTTAGCTCGTCCTGTTGTTGGAGTTAAAGCAATGCTATCACTTCCAGTACCAAAAACAGTTATCCCTCCTGCTGTTCCTATCAAAATTTCACTTGCTGGATATAACCATTCAACATCTTCATTCTTATTCGTATCAGCTTTTGCAGTCATTGCGTCTGTATCTTCATTGCCAACTTCAAACGTATCATACGCACCAGTAACAGAAGGCCATGACGTTTGTGGTTCTGATTTTGTATATCCATAAATAAGTCTATTCTCTTTAATTGTAGATGCTTTAGGATAGCCTCGATAACCACTCCATGAAGGTTCTGACCAGTCGGTATTAGCCGACGAGCTAGGTAATGTTCCTTCATAAAGAACTGTCGCTGTTGCTACTGTTTTAAGTCCACCTGATGATACTGAAACTATTTGAGCGTAACCATGTGATCCTGTTATCGGCCCAATAGCCCAAATAGACCCAACGTGCGATTCATCAAATAACGACGCGCCAGAAGATGTTAATACAACGCTTCCTGTCATAGCTGATGGTGTTATTGTAGTATCAGTAATATTAGACTTCATTAACGCAGGACGAGCTTCATTAACTGCATAATTAATCTGAGATAACGCCCACGTTGCATTACCTAACCTTTTTAAAACTGATTGAGGAATTGTATCATGTGTTATATATAATAAATCATTCTTCTGAGAAAATTGAAGTTCACGCAAAATACTTGAAGGATAACTTGTCGCAATTTCATAAGTACTCACACCACTTAATATCTGACCTTCATCAGTATAAAATCTCATATAGTTATTACCAAGTTCAATTTGATATGCTTGATCGTCTGAGAATACAAAGTCTTTTAATATCGTAACAGCGTCGGAGTCTTTAACTTCATTAACAAAATAAGTTCCGGGTGCTTTCTTTGCGCCACCATATACCTCAACAATAACATTTCTTAACTCTTGTGCAGACTGGTAATATTGTAGAAGTTCTGTTCTTCCATATAACTTAGGGCTTAATTCACCGGCAACAAAAGAATTTATGATTTGTGATGAGTTCATAATCGAGAGTTCATCCATTTATCATTTGTAAAATCGTCAGGAGTTACCTCTTGACCATTCATTGACTTAGCATAATTTAATTTAGATGTAAACTCTTGCCACATAAATTCAACCATATTAGATTTACCTGTAATAGCAAACCACGTTTCAGCTTTAAGACGTGCTATAAACGCTGCTACAAAAGAAGAATCCCATGTATTAGGATCATCATTATAAAAAATGTATTCAATCTTAACGGCATCAGAATTAGAGTATAATTTCTTACCTTTAATCTTATGCCCATAATCAGGATAAACGTCTGTATCTAATAATTTAATGAAGTCCGGTGGTAAAGTAAACATATAAGTAAAATCATCTGTTAGAATAGGGGATGCAGCTAATCGTGAAAGAGTTGCTTCTTTCTTAGCAAAACTCCACGGGTGCATACGTAATGTATCTTTAAGACAAATAGGCCATGCTATCGTCATTCTACGAGCGTTCTCTTGATCTTCAGACATTGCTTCTATTCTTACTGCACCAGAACCTAACAACGCCATATTAACAACTTCAACTTGACTAGGCATATCTAACTCCTTAGAAAAGGGGGCTTTTAACCCCCTTAGATTTACGCTTTTGTTACAAATGCAACTGCAACTTTAATCGTACCACTAGCAGCCGTAGCTCCTGACGTAGTAATAACTAAAGTCTGACCATCACCGCTTTCAATTTCAAACCCTAAAGATGCGGCAACGCCATCATCAATAAAGTTTTTCTTATCAGCAGAAGTACAATCAACGCTTTCCATGAACTCATCAGCATCCGCAGAAGTACCAAACTCTAAATGACAATCTCCTGCTAACGCATCATGGTCAATAATCCAATTAACAATCCGAGCTTCAGCTGGTAAGTCTTGACCAAACAACTTAATAACTGAATCTCCTGCAAGCGACGCGGCTTCATAAGAATCATAAAGCCACCGCACTTTTCCGCTTAGAACTTCAGGCTCAATAGTATTAACTTGAGCTGCTCTTTTAAGCGTTCTATTTACTCCATAAACATCTGCCATAACATGACCTCCTTATTGATTAATTAAGTTTTATTCAGAACATTGAACAAGTACAACCTTCTCTTCCTCAAGACGAGTTGAACCGTAAGACTGTCCAGCGTATACTTGAGCCGAGAAATGCTTTGCAGCTAGAATATCAATAGATGCAAGTAAATCTAGCCAAATACCTAACACAACACCCGTCTTATGGTATGCTGCACAATTACGTACTCCACTAGAAAACTCAGGAAGGCGTTCTGTTTGAACAAAATTAAACCCAACAAGAGTGCCGGGGTTTCCGTTTACTAACGCTTTAATCTGTGCATAATCAGCACTTGTTACTTGTTCAATAGCTAACAAGTCCTCAATCTGCTCTGCCGATACAGCGAAAGACCGATTATCAGACATAACTTCATTTGCGTCTAATTTCTTCTTTGCTTGTCGAATCTTTGTCATATTCAAACCAACTGAACTATGAACAATGATCTGAGCTGATGGCATTGTATTTGAAGTCGTACCAGCTTTACCTGAATACGCTGTGGCTGAAAAAGCAGCACAAACTTGCGTGTCTTTAGCCCTTGCTAAAGCAAACGCATTATTCTGAACGATTTCACTCGTAGGGTCTTTCAACATCTGAATCTTATCCATCTTATCAACTAACGGTGCTCTGTAGTAATAAGTAGGAATGATTTTTCTACGATCATACTGCGGATCGTCGTTAACAACTTCTTGATTACGAGCAGTTTTAACTCTCGCATCTTCTGACGCTAACTGATCCTGAAACGACTGTTCACCAGAAGCATCAGGTTTCTGATAAACGGTTGGAGCGACTTTCACCATCGTCTGTTGAACTAAATGTTGAATATTGTCGCTATACTGATTTTTTAACGCTTGATCTACTGCGGCCATTATTAACCTCCATTGTTAAATTAAACCAAATTTTAGCTTCGGTTATCCTTAACGGGCCTTTGCTTCGTACTACTTATTCAGGCCTCAATAGAGGTTATCTGCCTACATAATGCGTTGTGGGGAATTAACCTTATCCAGTCTGCATTTTATACAAATCGCTAAGTTTGTCAGTCCAGAATTTATGTTGTGGATGACCTCCATCATTCAACTCAACGGATCTTTCTGCTCTAATTGACGCTATTTCTAAACCAGCAGCTTCAGGAGTTAATACTTTCCCTGTCATGCCAGTCTTAATTAACTGTTCTTCTGAAAACTCTTTACCGACTGTTGCTAACAATTCAATAACAGCAGGGTCATTTCCATACTTATTAACAATATCTTGAGCGTTCTCTCCACCAAACGACTCAATCATGCTATTAGCTAACTTAGCGTTGTTATCATACGCTAATCCCCACTTCGTGCGAAGTTCAAGACTTGCATTATTAAAATCATCTTCTTTTTGTTTGTTCTGTAATTCTGAACCTTTTGTAACAAGATTGCCTAACTCATTCATCATAAACTGATAATGAGCAGGTAAAACACCAGCTTCACGCGCTCTTGTTTTTAAAGCGGCTTCAAGTTCAGGTTGAATTGCCATACCTTCAGGCATCTTAAAATCTGCTGATACTCGATAATCCTTTGAATCTGCCGGTGCGCCTAACTGCGTCATAACACGCTGTAACTCTCCTGCTTCATAATTACCGCTTGCGTCTTTCTTCGGCATAGCGATTTTCTCATGTCCAACGAGCTTTTCAAGGTCGTTATAACTTGAAATTACATCTGCTGACGACTTCCATCCTTTTACATCAACGACTGCCTTGTGTTCAGGTGTCATATCTGATCCCCACTCTGGCGCTGCCGGTGGTGCTGGCGGTGCTGGTGGATCTACTTCTCCCCTATTATTTCTCAATAATCTAAACATTTGCTTCTCCTTTTGGACTCTCGTTTCCCTTTCGGACTCGAGTTACCCAGTTATTAAATACTTCATTTAATCTATCAAAAAAAGGCGTTTCAATTATTACCTCTGCCTTTGGAACGAAATTAGGTTTGTTAATATTAGGATACGGTATAGGTACAGGGTTATGCTTACGTCGCCATCTACTCCTACCATTTAGCTTTTCTTCTCTACCCATTAGTTAATTCCTTTACTATTTCTGATATATCACGATTAATTAAATTTACAATATGAGCGTAGATACTACGCCTACCTTCATTAAATGCCATCTTATGAGGCATATCATCATACGTTGTTATCTTATTAAAACAACGTAACGCTAAATCTTCCAACACCGCTTCACCATCAAGTGTGTTAAACACCCTCATATAAAGCTGTTGACGTTCTGATAACTGTTTTTGTATTTCATGTTTTTGTATTTTATCTTGCTTTGAAAAGTTATCAAACATTCTCTGCCTCCGCTAATACTTTATCTGTTTCCGCGCCAATCTTTGCTGACTGTGCGCCTTGATCTAACATCGCCATTTGAGCTTGTGCTTGTTGCTGTTGAGCGCGACCATCGCGTAACTCTTCAACTTCAGCATCATCACGTATGACTTGAGGAGCAATATTTGTTATATTAGAGACATAATCAGTAGCTTCATCAAGATTCAACTTATCTAATACTTCAGGATATTGACCTGACGCTAATTGAAGTTCAGCGAAACTACCAATAACCGCCATAGCATCATTAAGATTCTGTAACTCTAAATGTTTCTGAGCACGTGCTAACGGCGATACATATTCAATAATATACTCTTGTCCTTTTAATTCAGGAGGCAACGGAGGTAGCTTATTATTTTTGGCAGCGATGGCGTATAAACGCTGAATGAGAGGACTCAGCTTTTCACGCATAATATTACCAACTGCTGAACCTAACATCTGCATACGCTGATTATTAGCAATGCTTACCTCTGTTGCCGTTCTGTTACCGACCTGTGGGGAGGACAGGAATAAATCATTATAAAATGTCTGTTGAATCGTTGTCTTTTTATATTCTAGATAATCAACAGCAGTTTGAGTTCGTGAACCCATCATAATAGGAGTGATATGTTCGTTAGGAAAACCTACATTTTTAATGTTCTTACCGCGCGGATTGAAATTATAAGGACGTAAAAACGCTTCATCAGGTATCTCAACAGGTGGTGCAATCTCAAGCTGTGCGCCTATGATAGTCGTATATTCAATTTGATTAAGCATCTGTACGTCCGGCAATACATTCATCATCGGAGAATAACCATAAGGCGATCCTTTAGCTACTGCAAAACGTGATACGAAGAAAGGAAACTCTCTGAATCCACCTTCACGAACAACTTTCTTTACATTACGTTCAATCCATAACGCTGCAAACGGCATATTCTTAGATGTTTTCTTTGATTGGTCATAAACACCGCGTGGATATACACAAAACAAAAACTTATATTTCTTTGAGAAATCACTCTTAGTAAATGATTTCTGAACTTCATCGCTTAACTTATCATATCCAAACTTCTCAACTGCTTGTGCAGCATCAAAATCATATTCAATATATGCCGTTCTAACACGACGTGATGAATCTTCCATGATAATAACATTCTCAATATTAAGATCATGTAAACGTATATCGTCAACGTCATCATCTTCACCG